AAGCCACTGTGGTTTGCCTGTACCCCGCTTATAGTGAGATTGTTAGTTGAGATTGTAGAAATTTCTCCGACATTTGCACCCGAACCGTCCTGTAAAACAAATTTACCCCCTGCTTGATTTAAGTTCCCAGACGAATCAATCGTTATTCTGTCTGTTGGTGCTTGGTTGTCGGCGTTGGCATTTGTTATTTGTGAAATTTTTAATTCACCGCTTGTGTTTGTATAAAGTACCGTTCCTTTTAAACCGCGAGTTTTAAATGTGTTATCGGTCGTTCCCGCCTCACACATAAACCCAAGATGCGGATTTCCATTGTTTACCGAGCAACCAATTACTGAACCGTATCCGGCTCCGTTGCTATGTCCAAAATTAATTGAGTCTCCGTTTCTGCGAATAGACACAAATGCACCACCTTGAACACCATCAAGGCCGAATTGAACGACTCCCGCCGATGTAATCGACATGCGCTCAGTGTCGTTCGTTAAAAACCGCAACGGATAAGCTCGCGTGTTGTTAATGTTAAAATTACCGTTGGTATCGTCATACTCAACTTTGGCGTAAATGTTTGTGGAAATGTTACCAAAGTTTAAAGAACCTTGTGTAGCGGAAGAGATGTGAGCGTTTCCAGATGCAACTTCAACTTGTCCAGCCGATGTAATTGTTAAATAATTGTTAGTGCTTGCGATAGCTGAATGTTTACAGATTTTAAAATTATCAGAATCCGAATCATCAACTCCTAACGCCCAATGTGTCGTATTGTTAGTAAGTAAATTAATTGTGGGGTCTGCGCCGCCTTCACCCTCAATTTGCACCGTGGCATTTCCCGCTCCAGTACCGTAAATCGTCGCGGCGTGTGCTGGCGCAATGCCAACGCCTATTCTTCCAACTTGTAATTCTGATGCCATTTTAAATTATCTTTCGTATGTTTTTTCCGTGATGCGCTCAACCTCAACAGTCGCGCCCCATTGCATTGACCCTACTCCCGAATATCCTGTCACTTTTAACTCAATTGTATTGTTGCTAGTGTTAGCATTAAGGTCAAAATCTAATGTACTTGTACCTTCATCGCCTAGCTTGGATATCTGTCCTCTGCTAATTACATTCCCCCCAAAAGCACGATAAAATGATTCGTAAATTTCTGTGACATTGTACGCGGTACTTTCTGAAACATTGTACCGCCTAGAAGTCACTGAAGCTTTAATGCTGTAATGTTCATTTTCACAAATCGGAATCTGACCAATTACTTTAGGAGTCGCGTCAGTAGTAAACCCGCTGAAATGAAACTTGCCATCGTCCGGCAGTTTGCTGTCTGAGCCATTCAATTCGGCTCTCACGTCAATTGCTGGCAAGTCAACAACTATGCCGCCGGTTCCGGTCGTTCTTCCATAACTCGAAACGCCGCCGCTTGTAGCAATTTTATTTGTACTACCGGCAGACCAACCACTTGTTGTGTAACCGCTAAATGTATCGATTGCCTCCAAGCCTTTAAAAATAGTTGCACCATTTACGCTACCCGATGTTTGACCAACGGTTAGTAAATTAGTTGTTTTGTCAAAAGACATATCTTGCACGTCATTATATCCGTTACTCTGCAACAAACACTTCGCACCCGCTTTGAACAGTGGTTTCTCTGCCTCGTAAATCTCTTTGACTTGTTGCGGTGTTGGTGAGGTTGCGCTGATGCGAACTAGTGAAAGGCTAGAGTTATCAGCCGGATTAGTCGTTTGTCCCAGCGAGTGACCAATTGTTAAAGCAGAACCACCACTTGGCGTGTATGAATTAGAGTTTGATGCAGAACCTTCTAGTTTACCGTTAACCCAAAATTCATAACGAGTTCCTCTCCTTAATAGTACAACTTGCGTCCAAGAGTTAACTACTACTGCGCCGGTTGACGTGCTTATTTGATTGCTCCAACTAGAACCACTATGACGGTAAAAATCAATTGAGCCGTCCGTTTGCATTTGTATTAACCAATCTCCCGATTCTTCACTTGAATCGCCTCGACTAATCCAATTTTGAGAACCAGAAATAGTTGATTTTTTAACCCAAAAACAAATAGAAAAATCACCCGTTCCAAAATCAAAGTTGGCATTGTGTGCTTGGCTGAAATAATTACTCGTAGAAAAGTCATAATACTTTGTGACCTCCGCATCTGTTTCAGCGGCGGCGTGCAAAACTGTTCCGTTTTCCACTAAGTCAGTATTGCCCACGGAGCGGTCGTATCTGCCTTCCGCTGAAGCATCGCCACCCGTTAGCCACGCGCCTTTTATATCACCCAGCATATAGCCGGTGTTGTAATCGCTTGTGACGTAGGCGACTGCGCCTTCTTCCATATTCGCGGGGTTGCGCTTAACTATTGAAAGTCTGTCAGCGTAGCCAATGGCTAAACCGTTTTTACTGGTTGGCGTTACAGCGTTTAATACTGCATTGGAAGAAGCGTAATCGTTTGCTTGCGTTGTTAAACCGCTAACATTGCTATTAACTTTTGGATTGTACCGTTCAAGGTTTGTCGTGTTTGAAAACCCTCCTATTGCTTCGTCTGCAAAAGGTATTTTCCGTAAACCAATTGACCAAGGGTGTGTAATTGAACTTGATGCCTCAAAACTATAGCCCACCATTCCGTCGTCGGTGAAAAACACATTTTTAATGTCGTCGTGTGTTTGGCCCGTTCCAGCTATGTCATACACATCCCCGCTAGGATGAACAACCGAAACGCCCCCATCAGTTGCAACTGCAACTGTAGGTATTGGCAAACCTAGTGCGCCAATCTCTGCGCCTTCAAGAACGGTTGCAACTACGTCGTTCGCTTGTTCATTAGCGATATGGTTAATAGAGGTGTCAGCGCGATAAGCTAAAGTCAGATTGCGCTCCGAAATGTTACCGTTAAACCTCCCATAAGTTGCGTTTGTATTGTGCAAAACGCATTCATCATTAATAAAATTTATGACACGCAAACCGCCTCGGCCTTGGGTGTTGTCGTGCGCTGTGTAGATTCGGCCATTTAAGGCAAACACTGCATTGCAGTTAGTCGAACCACTTAAAAGCTTAGAGTCAGAAGCTAACCCACCACTTGCTTCAAATTTGCACCAAAGGGGCATAGCAGGGTCGTCGAGGTCGTATAAACTAATGCTTCTTCCAGAAGTGTTATTATCCGCAACAATCAACGCCATGCTCGGAAACTCTTTGCGGCTTGAACGTGTCGCGCTTGCTGCTTCGTCGTACCATGACAAGCCTTGCGTCTTCTTGCGCCATGCGCCACCGTCACTGTCTTGTTGTGAGGTATCATAAACGAAAACTGCGCCAACTGTCGTGGACGAGGTTACGCTTTTGATTTTGGCTTTTAACTCGTCTGACTGTGTGCCGCCGCTTGCGCGTACAGCTTTCCGATTTATAGAAATCATTTTCGCGCCTTATTTATTATAAATTGCAACAACACCATCGCCCGCTACAGTTGCATCAATAAAAAATTGAGCATCGGTATAATATTCATCGGCGCCGTTTGCTGTAAAAGTAACATAATCACCCGGATCTAATGGGGCGCCGGCAGTATCGTTACCACTTGCAACTTGAATATAAACACGCCCGGCGTTGTCTGTTCTTGCTGCTTTCATGCCGAAAAATGTAATTGAATGAGCGCGAACCGATCCACTTCCCAATGCTTCGGGTGTTCCAGTTGCCGAAACGGTTTTAGTAATTTGATTTAGAGCTTGTTGTCCCATTTTATTAAATTTGCTGGTTAAAGATTAGAAGGGGCGGCCAACAATTCAAGGGATACTTGAGCAAAGCGGTTGCGCTCATCAATTCCCTTACTTGTTGATCTACCGTAAACGCCCAAAACATGAAATTCACCATCCTTGGCGCTTAAAGTCGCGGCAATTGCATCATCAAGAAACAAGTCGCGCATCTTTTCGACGTTAGCCGCATGCGTTGCCGCGTTTACGTCATCCGCGTTTGAAGTATATCTAACTGTTAAAGTAACTCGCCAATTTCCGGCGCCTAATTGTTCCTCTTCGGCATCATCTACAATGCAAACAACTCTTGGCGTGCCTAAATCTTCGTCGTCTTCGCCGGTGTATGCTGTAACGGACCAACTGCTTGCATCGTCAAGCACGTCTTTCGCGGCGCCTTCTAGTTTTTGTTCAAGTGTGTTGTAATAACTCATTTAGTCGCGTGTTGTAATGCAAAACGTAATTCCGCGTTGTCGGCGGGCATTGTTATGATTCTTGTAATTCTATATTGAACAGTTGCAATGGTTATTTTTGTGCCTATTGATGGCACGGTTGAATGATCAAGTTTTTTAGCAATTAAAACCGCGTCAACATCATCAAGAAACCCCCCTTGCTCTAATTCGTTGCCGGTGTCAATTGTTCCAATTGTGCCGGTGTAATTAGTTGATCCGATTGTATAAGTAACCGGCCAATCTGAAATCATCTCCGCAATATCGTCAGTGTATTCACTCATAATTAAAAAAAAGCCGGCACGCGATTAAACGGCCGGCCAGATGTCCAAACAAACACCCAAACACAAGAACACTAACCAGTTCAACAATACAACTACGCTAAAAGCTTGCGTCGCTTGAAATGTACCGGCCGCCGGAAAACAGACACCTCGTCATAAAGAGGCGCTTTGTCTTCCGTGCCGGCCTTTACATCATCCATTTTGGCAATGGCTTCGTTAGCATCGTCGCCAACATACAAACATTTGTATTTGTTGCCCTTGCGCCCAATTGTGATGATGCACTTCATTTTATGAAGACTTAATGCGTTTCAATGAATCAGAACCAGTTTGAACGCCGTAAATTACCGTTGCGGTGATGTACTGCTTTCCGTCTTTTCCTTCATACCAAGAACGCAATTGAATTGTTAGCCCGCTATCAGGATCAGTTGCAGACTCAACTGCGCCGCTCCAGTTTTGCGGAATAGCCGGTTGACGTGCTGCAATTAGCAAAGACTCAGGCCCGCAAACAAAACCTTCAAGGTTTTCGCTGTTTGCTGGAATGTCTGAATATTCAAACACGTTAAAACCATGAACACGCGGCACGCTGTGATTACGAAGCGAATCATCAAGAGTTGATGCGTAACTTGCTTGTATAGCGTTGTCTTGTGCCAAGCTTGCATAATAAGCCGGCTTAATAATTAAAGAACGATCAGCTTTTGGCACGTTTAGCGTTGTCATGTCGCCGGCTAAAGTAGCCACATCGTCGGCGCCAAAGTTTGCACTTGTAACAGTTACGACATTGCTAAAAGTTGCGTTAACAACTTGAGCAAGTACGGAATCCATCATTGCATTTGTTACAGCATGAACGGCAGGGCGAACAAATGTTCGCTCAAGCATGTTTAAACCGCCCTTAGCAATTTCCAAATCGGTAAAACCCATTGTGAAATGCTTGTGGTTGTTTAGCGTAATAGTTTTTGCAGTTGATGTTACATCACTTGCAGTATATCCGCTCGCAGCATTCCCGGCAGTAACGGCGGTTGCAATTCGTGTTGTTACTGACTCGCCTACATCGGCAACGTCTGCCGAAAAGTCAGTAGTGAATGCGCTGACTGGTGTGTGCTGCGCTAGTAATACCTCTAAGCTAGATTGAGCTAACTGAGCTAGGTTTACTCCTCCAAGTGTATTTGCCATTGTCTTATTTTTTTAAGTTAAAAATTTATTTTAAAATCGGTAAAACATTAGACCGATAAAAACGAGTTGCTTCTTTTGGATTAGTTTTATTTAAAGCGTAATATTCTTCCATGAGTTGCGCTTCTGTTTTTTCAACCGGCTTAACGTCTGTTTCTTCTGCCGGTTCTGCGCCTTGTTGTGCAACGATTTCTAAAGCTTTGTTGCTTGCGATTTCGTCGACCTTGGCTTTTTCTGCTTCAAGTTCCTCGGCGTGCAAATCTTGCATTGCAACTATCTTTGCTTCGGCGGTTGTATTTGCTTCAGTTAATTCATTAACTTTAGCGTTTAATTCTTCATTCTTGGCGGCAGCCTCAACGCTTAATGCGTTTGCTGCTTCAAGATCAGCAACCAATTTCTTGTTTTCTTCGATCACGGTCATAACTGTCTAGCGCTCCATTTTGCACAATCTCACAACGTTTCAAGGAGTGATTTAAGATTTTTTTTCATTCCGTCAATCATCCCAATTTGCGCGGCACGTTTTCCGCTAAATGTTTGCCCCTGCATTTTGTCAGTTCCAAGGCTCGGCCGAAACTTGTTAACGTATGCAGTGAAGTCGTCGTATGTTTCATTTACTTCAGCTTGTAAGAAGCTTCTAACATCTTCATCTATTGCAACACCGGGGAAACCAGCGCCTTTAAATTTGCCGGCTTTTATAAGTTCAACTGTAACGCCTTGCTCTTTTAAATTTAATGATGAATCAATAATTGGCATGTAAACACCAATTGAACCAACCTCAGATGATTGCGATGCATAAATTGCATTGGCGCCGGCAACGGCCCAATATGCGGCGCTTGCAATCATTGAATCAGTGTAAGCAATGATTTGTTTTTTGCCTTCTCTTTGTACTTCCTCGATGGTTTCTGCTAATTCAGGAATTCCGCCGACAGTGCCGCCGGGTGAATCAACATCCAACACGATCATTTCAACATCATCATCAATTGCCGCGCTTTCAACTGCTTGCATTATGTCAACTGTATCAACCCCGCCCATTGCTTTTTGGGCCGCGCTTAACTTGTGACCAAGCACGCCGTTTATTGGAATTATTGCCAAACGTGAATCGGCATAATAATCAAATTCTTTTTCGTCATCTTCTTTGTCCAGGCTTAGCTCAGTTGCGGTCAACATTGCTTGTGCTGCCGGTACGCATGCCGGATGAATTGCCAATAATTTTGTTTCGTTATTCATTTGAATTTTGTAATCCGTTTGGGGTTAAAAGTTGAACTCGGTTCGGATCAATGCCCGCTTGTTTTGCGGCATCTAATAAAACTCTTTGCTCGTTAATTCTTTTTTGTAGTTCGTCTTCCCAATACAAACCACGCTCGGCGTACAACTCTTGCAACGTAGTCAACCCAAGCTTGTAATCTTCACGGGCGGCATTTGCATCGCGTCCAGCGTCAACCGTTAAGCGCCTTGGTCCTTGGTAATGCCATGAATACCAATCACCACTTTTCGGCATAGGCAATAAGCCAAGTTTAATTGCCTTGGCTATTCCATAACCGTCAATGCGCCTTGCTAGTTTACGAACTAAGCGTTGATTTTTTTCGATTGTTCTTTGAGCCTTTGCAGCAACTAAACGAACGACCGCGCCGCCAATTTTTGACGGGTCCAAACTAAAGTCGAAAGGCCATTCTAAAGCTTGAAAGGCGGCACGCATAATTGTCGCCTCGAATTCTTGGGCGTTTTTACTGGGTCGGTTTGATTCTACAGTTTCAATCTTTGCCCCTGATCCGGCACGAAAATAACGTATTGCGCCGCCTTCCAAAGTTTCGACAGTTGTGTCAAGCGCGTTTGATTCAATGGTTTGTTCTATAAACGCTTCGGAATCGTCCGCCATTCCGTTTTCATTGTGTTCAATCAGGCTTATTGATGCTTGTGCTTTTTGCGCGGTTAATTCGTATTGCCTCAACTCTTTAACATCCTGCAAATCTGCAACAACTCCAGCCAAAGGAGTCAACCCGCGGTTCTGGTCCGACCATTCTGGAAAAAAACAAAGACTCAAATCAGTTGCACTAATGCGCCGGCCGTTGGTTAATTCATAACCGATTGCCCGGCCGTTTGCGTTTGAAATTACGCCGTTGGTTATTTGTCGGCCTTTAAAAGCTCCTTTTTCAATTACTCCATTTGTGCGCGATCCTATTCGATGCGCCGGCACCATTTGAATCGCTGGATATTTGCCCCGTGTTTCAGTTAACAAAACGCCAATATCTCCATCGCGTTTTATCCCGATCAATGCAAGATAAAGCAATTCCTCGAAATCGGCTTTGCCTTGGATGTCCATGACTTTATGCCAATCGTTTAACCATGCTTCAGCTTCAACGCCCCATTCCTTATCGGGTCCAACATATTGCGGAACAAACGGTTGAACAGAATAAGTTGCTTGCTCAAGTAGGGCACCACGAACCGGCGCAAAGTTTCCAAAAAGC